TTCCTCAAAGTCACCGCCATGAAGAGCGATTACTTGTGACAAAGTCATGATGCCACTGCGAATCAAGGATTTATAGGCTTCTGCTTCTTTTTGCGGATCAACGAACTGCGCAGCAGGTGCAACCCACTTTGATTCGTAATAACGATCAGGATCCATGTCAAACGCTGGCATCCGCAGCTCACCAGCCAAGACAGCCATGTCCATCCATTTTTCGTAAACAGGCTGACAAAGACGCTCGATGAAATATTGCTGCAAAGTTCGATAATGAGCGCGAGTCTCAAGCAACTCAAGACGAGAAGAGCTGTAGTTGCTTTGCGAAAAATCGCTGCTCACTTGCGTGTACGAGCATCCAACTCCGGACGCGACGGCACGCAACATCTGTGCAACAAAAGGCGTAAAAGCATCATCTGGCCTCGTAGGTGAGAAGAATTGCATCTCTTCACCCGGAGCGAGACGCCGGATGCTGCCAGGAGCGAAGTCCAACACCGACTGATCATCAAACGTGCCATCCTCAAACAGCTCCTGATCAGGTGTCCTGACAAAGCCCATCATTGCTGAGCTGGCACGAGCAGCGATAATTTCCGCTTCCTCGTATCCCTTTAAATTGTTCAGCCGCATGATGGCTGAAGCAAATGCAGTTACACCACGGGTTTGACCGGGACGTTCTGCGCTGTAAAGGTGAATGACCTGATCAGCCGGAACACGAACACGCCGCTTCTGTGCAACATGCGCACCCGTGAACTGATAGTCACCGGGGTGAACAGTTAAAAAGTGATAGGCAATAGGCCGATTCCACTTGTCAACCTCAACGCCCATCCGGACGCGATTGCCATTGGTTTCAATGCCCGTGTAGTCATCGTCGAGCAAATCGGCCTCAATAATTTCAAGGCCAAACGGCACGCGGGAATCACCAAAACGCTGATTAACAAAGCGAACGAACACCTCGCCGCTTTCAATCATGCTGCGCAGGCAAAGACGCTGAATGTCTGACCAGCTTAGGGTGCCACCCGCATGACAGTTCTTAGCCTTTGACCACTTGCGCCATTCGTGCTCGATGACATTGTTCATGCGTTCATCAAGCCGCCCGCCACGAATCATGCGAACTTGCGACTGATGCTTGATACCCTGACCAACAACGTTATTTGAGACAGCACGCAACGCTGATTTTGCAAAATCAGAATCACGAACAAGAGACCGAGCCCGATTGCGCAGAACACGAAGGCTGTTTTTTACCTCTGAATCAGCACTCGTCCCTGAACTTACCCAGTCAGTCGTTAGGCGACTCATTGACGCGCCCGCGTAACTGCGGCGTTGACGCTTGCGGCGAGTAAAAGGCCACATATCAGATAAACCTCACGCGGGTGACACCAGGATTGCCAAGACCCTGTCGAATTTTTTCTGCGCGACGTTCCCTGTCAACCTCAGCCTTCAAGGTGTCACGGAGCTGTAAAAGCTCACTCATTTTATAGCGTTTGAGACTTCTGTTCCCAATCGTGTACTCCTGAACTACTCCACCTTCTGCGAGGGTTCGTATTGCTGCTTCAACTTTTTCAAGGTCGATTTCAGCTCGCGAGCGATCGTCAAACGCACCAGGAGTTCCTGCATATTCCAGTGTCGCTTTGACCGTAAACTGGCCGCGACCAGCTGTGTACTGTAATGCTCCACTAGTTGCAATCGCCTGCCAAGTCCAAAGTCCAGCGTCGAAATCTGTTGTCGTGCTGCTGGGAACAGTAATCCGCCAGCCGTCAGCCTCGGCAACACCAGTTATTGATGCACCTTCAGAAGCAGTGTTAGTTCTGGCGTACCAAATCAGCGTATAAGTGCCACTATCGACGTTTTCACCAACAGGATCAGTAAACGCAGGCACGTCAAAGATGATCGTGTCACCCGCGTAAATGATCTCAGGAACAGAGATAGTCACCAGTTCGTCACGAATGATCCTCGAGGCCGACTAGCACGCCGACGACGAAGTGGTTGATGTTCGGATTCTACCGGTTTATCCGGCCTCACGTCATCCTTCACAACCTTGGCTTTATTAAACTGCTCAAAAATTGTGTTGCGATTAAAACGCATATACAAAAAGTTCAATGCAGCATAGCTATACACAAAACAATCAAGAGCCTCGTTGCGATCACCGGCCTTTTTCTTCCACTCGCGAACAGCAAATCCCTTGACGTAACGCACAACCTGTCTTTCTGAAGTGAGCTGCTTGAAATATTCTTGCCCAGCTTCTGCGTGAAAGTGAATGTAGCCTGCGCCAACTTCGTTGTGCTTTAACCTGCCGAACAAGGTGCTCTTAATTGTGTCAACACCAACGGGATAGACCTGTGCTGAATTTTTGAGGACTTGACCGCGATAGTTGATGTCAACTTTGCTTGGTTTGCCGATCGCAGGTTTATTGCGTTGTGACTGGCCTTTCAACGCAAAAACATTGTGCTTCATGCGCTCTCGTGCATACGCATACACCTCTGACGTAAAGTGACCGCCGGAGTCAATGCCAATCGAGTTGATCCTTACTTCCTTGCCACTTGCTGTTGAGTAAGTGCGCAAAATTACGTCATCAACCTGATCCCATAACTTCTTGCCAGCAGGATCGCCGTAAATTTCTGCGTGTGAAATCAACCAACATTCTTCTCCCGTTCCATAAGCATAAATTCCAATAGCAACACGATTGTCCTGTACGTCTATACCAGCCGTGACAATACTTGCGCCATCTGGGATCTCACCAGCCGGATAGAACTCAGCACGTTCACGCAAACCATCTGCGCCAAGTTTTGCGCCGACTTCTTCCTCCCAAGTTTCGCCAAGCACAGTGTTGACAAAGGTTTTCAGCAGCGGAGCGTCGTTTTTCGCACGAAGAAACTCTGTAACAATCTCCTCCCAGCTCTTCCAACCAAGCGGTGAATACAACGAAGACAAGTGAAATCCAACAGTGCGCGGATCTTCAGAAGTTGCCGTAGACCTCCATTCACCCTGACGCAACATCTGGCTTTTATGATGCTCAGGGATGTGCGCACCACAGGATTCACAAACATAAGCTGCTGTTTTTGGGTCTCCGTCACGCCACTGAATATTCTTCCACTGCAAATGCTGCATGTGATCACAGTGCGGGCATGGCACAAAAAATCTGCGCTGATCTGACGCCAAATATTCAGTTTCTATACGGCTCATATCCTTGACAGTCGGAGTAGAAGTAAGTATGACCTTCCTGCGTGAAAATGTTGACGCCCGACGCTCAGCCAACGCACATGGATCGCCTTCTCCGTCTACATCAGCAGGGAAAGCATCAACTTCATCCAACAACACCCAACGACAAGGCGCTGAACGAAGACCAGTTGCGCTATTTGCACCGGTTAGGAGCAAAATTCCACCCGGAAATTCTTTTGAAAACATGGTATTTCCAGAATCACGACTTCGAGCCGGAGCAATCTTTTCCTTCAGACACGGAGTCTCATGAATCAACGAATCCAAACGCTGCTTGCTAAGACGTTTCGCCATGTCAATGGTCGGCTGCACAAACATCGCCGGACCAGGAGCGTGAGCAATCATGTATCCAACAACGTTGTTGATCGCTTCCGTCTTGCCCAGCTGAGCTCCAGCCATGAACACTACTTTCTGCACAGAGCTACTGGACGACATGCAGTCCATGATTTCTCTGAGATAGGGCGTTCTGTCCGTTCTCCACGGTCCTGGTTCTGATGACGCCTTTCCACTAAGCATTCGGTATTTATCTGCCCACTCCGACACCGTCAGACTTTCATCAGGCCGCAATCCAGCAAGGAACGCCTCGCGATACAGCTCTCCTCCGTCACGCATCGGTAAGCCTCTCCAACGCTTTTCTCAATTCTTCCGACAAAGCTTGGTGTATCACAACGCTATCGGTCTCAGCCGCGAATTGGTTTGCGACACGATCAGGAATGCTATTCATCGCATCACGAACAGAACGGGCCATTGAAAATGCTTCACGCTTGACCTTCTCCGCATCGCATAGCTTCTCTTCCTTTTCCTCTAGATCAAGGCGGGCCATCTCGGCGCGGAAGTACTCGGTCTTGGCACGCGAGTCGTTAAAACTAGGAATTTCTAGTTCCTTGGTCGGGATGCGCGTGCTATCCTGCTGGGTTGCGTTTTCGTAATTCCACGCCTTAATTGCGGCGTCTTTGTCGTAGTAAACGGTGCGGCCCTTTGCTATCCATGTGCCGTCAAGTCGGCCAGTGCTTTTGACCTGACTTAGCCGTGGACTGCTAACTCCAAGGATATTTGCTAACTCCTTTTGAGTCACTTGCGGCATTTAGGAATAATTAACGTCGCTTAAGCCGATATTACCCCAAACAACAATTTTTAGTGAATGCATACATATATATGCGCATCCACTGGTGGAATGGTAAGACCATGCGCCCTTGACGCTAGCGAAAAAGCGCGGTTCGAAATTACC